TACATCAAATCCTGGATAATCAGGAGAATCTTGACCGCCTATTGTAAATTCATTTGAGCTGATTATATGAATGATTTCATCTTCTACAATAGAAACAATTACAGCTTTTGGAGTACCGTTTGTATCTAGAATTGTCCTACTTTGAAATCTAGTTACAGAATCTCCTACACCTTGTGGCCCTACTAAAACAAAACTAGTACCATTGTATGCATACAATTGTTCATTATTGTTATCCCACCAAAAATCTCCTTCTGCTAACCCTGCTGGAGCAGAGTTATTTATTTCCGCACCACCAGTAGTTCGCCATTTTGTTCCGTCATAAAACTTTAATTTACTATTTGTACTATCGAACCAAATTTGACCTGCAATAGCTTTTGGAGGTTCATTGCCTCCTGCAAAGTTTTCTAATAGAAATATAAAATTTTCATTTTGTATTTCTCCATATCCTGCATAATTTTTTCCAACTAACTTAATATCAGTAGTTTGATCTACAGTTCCGTCCTCAACTACAGTTAACTGGGCCGAATTAAATTTATTAATTATGTAAGCCATTTTGACACCTCTCCTTTAATTAAATATTGTCCTTGTTACATACGTCCAAATGTTTGCTTGTGCGTTAAATTCATATATATAACGAACCACGATTAATTGCACAGTCCCTGAAGTATCACTATTTGCTGCAATATCTTGGACAACTGCTTCAGTTCCAGTTCCTAATTGGTCTCTAACTGGAATATAACTAATTTGTAAAGTTCCTGTATTATTAGTTTCTACGGTAACTGGTATATTTTGAACTGTAGCTGAATCATATGATGTAACTAGTATTTTTGCTACAGTTCCAGCTTCTACAGTACTAGCAGGTCTTAACAATTCAATCAAACTTCTAATAGAATTAATTGGTCCATCACCAATTGATATATCATTAGGATCGGTTAAACCCGTCGCATCTATTTGAAAATTTAACTGTTGTGAATTTACTAAAGTATCTACATAATCCTTATGTGTGGCATCAGTTAAACCTACTGGTGTTGCAAGTCCGGTTATATTTAAATTATTAAGTGTTACAGGACCTCCTACATTTATATAAAGTCCGGTGCCATTTATTCTTTGTATACTATTACCGTCAAAATATAAATCATCAATTGTTAATTCTGACAGTACACCGACTCTTTCTAAACTAAAAGCGTATCTTACATTAAGCTCATCTTTATCTAAAATTTTAGTTCCGTCTATCATAAAGCATGGCTGACTGTTAACTGGAGTAGTTGTTAAATTAAAGTTTTGATTACTAGACCATGCAGCATAACTTCTGTTCCATATTAAATCTTTAGATGAATTACTACTTCTTAAAATAATTCCGCCACCGTCTGCAGTTACATCGTCACCTTCTGTGCTATCGTCTAACAAGCCCAATTCAATATTTTTATCTAATACTCGCAATGTGGTTGTGTTAATAAATGCAGAATCACCTTGGACATATAATGATCCTCTTACTTGCATATCTCCATTTACATCCAAAGTATGCGTAGGAGCAGTTGTATACACACCCATATTTCCAGACGATGCATCAACATAAATTGGATTAATAAATGAACTACCTTGCCTTACTCTTATGGCAAAATCAGCATTTATTTGTTGACATTCTAAAATACTTGTGTTACCAGTTACTTTTAAAACGACATATTCACTGTCTCCAACACCTACACTTAACCCTGCACTATTTTTAATTTTAAGACTTCCGATTGTAGTAGCATTTCCGTCGCTTGCCATAAAATTTTCAGCAGTTTTAATATTACCAACATCGTCTATTAAGCCTTTTGCACTTGTAGCAGTGCCGTTATACCAAAATCCAGAAGTGCCTGATTCATCGCTGCCACGTGCAACATTAAATCCTCTATACAATTTTTGTCTTGGTGGAAATTCTATATCATCAGGATCAGTAGAATACCCTGGTATTGCAAAATTTATAGGAACAATAAATGTCTCGGGGGAATATACACCATAAAGTTGACCACCTATAAAGAGTTTTAAAATAACATGCGTTATATTATTAGTATCAACTTGTGTATCAGTTTCAAAACCAGTTTTCCCTTGCCCTGCATTATATGTTGGCCCTACTAAAGTTAAATCCGTTCCATCAAAGAGATATAATTTATTATTTTCATTATCAATCCAAATATCTCCTGCAATTAAATTTGTAGGTTGCGAACTATTTACTATTGTTCCGCTAGCTGAGCGAAATTGTGTTCCGTCAAAAACTTTCAATTTTTGATCTTGTTTGTCATACCATAATTGACCTGTAAGAGGATTTGTAGGATTAGAAGTTGATGCAAAATTTTCTAGTAATTTTACAAAATTTTCATTTAAAAATTCTCCAAAGCCTTTGTAATTTTTTCCAATTAATGTCAAATCTGTTGTTGTTTCATCAACAATACCATCTGTTAAGTCAACAATTAATTCGCCATCAGTTCTGTTTATCCTATAACTCATTGATTATCCTTGTCCAGCATAAATTATGTAATTCATTGTTAAAAACGGGTTGATTACATCAAACGGTTGAGCTAAAGCAGTATCCGTCAAAATACTACCACTATTTGGCAAAGCTTGCCCTGCACCAGTTGCTGTAGGTGCATCATACAATACAGCTTCTAAATCATTAGGAGTACCTGGCAAATCTCTTACAGCATAATACTGATCTCCACTATCACCTCTTAAATTATGTTTATGGTCTGGTAAGTTATTTTTTTGAAGTGTAACTGACGAAGCTCCGCCAACTGCACCAATTGTATCTGCTGCTATTGTGGTATTAATATTTGCACTATTACCTCCCATATTGTCAGCACCTAAAGCAAATCTACCTCTCAAATCAGGTAAAGCAAAGTACCCTGTTTGCGGTATAGCCTTATATGTTCTTCCAATTATGTCAAATAAAGCAGTATAATCAGAAATTAAAACTTCCGCACCATCACACAACAACCAATTAACAGGAGCAGATAATCCAGCATATGGTACAATAGAACCTACTGGCAGTATTGGAACGGCTGCTAATAAATTTTGTCTTGAAATCTTTTTTAATCCAGTATTACCAGTAACTCTGTTAAACAAAAATTCGTCATCTGCTTGAGAAACTAAAATATTAGGCTTAGTTGCAACAATTTCATTTGATATTGTAGTTTGAAAGTTTTTTATACTGGTGCCAGTTTGCCCATCAAAAACAATATCATCTGCACTTACATCTCCGGTTATCCTAAAAGTAGTAGGAGAAGTAAGCTTGTCAGCAGATCCGGCCCTTCCACTTACTGTTCCGCTTACATTACCTTCTAAATTTCCTACAAATTTTGTTGCATATATATTTGCATATGGTAAAGTTTTTGCTCCTACATCTCTAAAATTACTTTGATCAGGTACTACATTATTAGTTTTTGTTTCTGCTAAAACAGTTAATTTACCTCCAATATATACATCTTGACTTACAGAAAGACCTCCTAATGTTTTTATTGCTCCTGAATTTAAACTAATTGCATTTTCTGTACTATTTGACGAAACAGTTCCACTGGATAGTATATTTCCTGTTACATCCAATGCTTCTGCAGGAGCTAAATTATTAATTCCAACTTGTAAATCACTATCTATTCTTATAACAGTCTGAGACAATCCATCATTTTTAACTTTTACATCAATACTTGACCCTGCCACATTGTGTTGTATAACCCCGGTATTACCCGAAACTCCGATATTTAATTCTGCATTAATACCATAGTTTATTCCTACGTTATTCCTAATATTAATTGGATAACTTGTATTACTAGTTGTGTCGCCTCTTAAAAAATTTCCTGCAGCAACAGTGTTATTATTAATAATTAAATTTTCAGCTTTTTCAGCAATACCATAATATTTAGAAACACCTGAACCTGAAATGTTGTTTGCGCTTAAATTAAAACCTGGATTAATTACTGTAAACCCAGGAATTTTTATTTTAGGAGTAAAAGAATTTGTACTAACTATTGCCATTGTATTTGCAGCAATTTGTACTAACAAAATACTGTAATTTTGATCATCAGTTCCTACAACAATATCTGCAGTAACACCTGTAACAAGTCCTTGGCTGAATTCTGGGCCTACTAAAACCCAACCGCTTCCGCTGAATAGATAAAGCTGTTGATTATCAGTATCTACCCATAAATCGCCTAATAAACTTTGATTTGCTTCAGGTGCAGTTTGTGCTTTCTTTAATCCTCCAGCTGAAACCCAATTTGTTCCATCAAATACTTTTAATTGTTCTACTCCTAAAGTAGAATCATACCATAACTGTCCTTCAACTGGATTCGAAGGCGCTGATGTTGCAGCAAAATTTTCTAATAAATGTAAAAAATTTTCTGCAATTGCTGTACCATACGCAGTTGTGTTTCTTCCTGGCAATTTGACACTGGTTTGTTGATTAATTGTATTGTCTTCAACGTTAATTGTGCCTTTATTAGCTTCGTCCGTGTAAGGTATTGTATATGCCATTTATTATCCTTCTATTATTCCAGATAAACTTTGAACTCTTACAGTGTAATCTATCTGTATTAATCTATTTAAGCTTTTTTGAACTGGATGGAAGACTACATGCGTTAAAAGTTTACCTTCGCCATTTGAGTCCCAACTTTTCAAACCTAACTCATCAAAAACATATAAACTATTAGCATCTGATGCTGTATCAAATGCATCTTGATTAGAAGGTTCTCCATAATCTAATAAACAAGTTATTAGAACATCTGAATAATTCGTGCCACTTACGTGTCTAATTTCAAGTTTGTTTCTTATTGGATCGGTATTATTAATACTTCTATCATCAACTACTTTTGAGTAAGTTTTATTGTATAATGCTGCGTTAGTACCAACATTATTAGGAGTCAAGTAAGTAATTATTCCTGTAGGATCAACAATTGTACCCCCATTACCAAAATCCATTTCATAAATCCATCCATTGCCTGCATTACCAATACTCTTTGCCAGTGCAACACTCATATTCTCATAATGAATTGCATTTCTTTTTTCTACTAATATATCATTTGACTCAGGGTCAAAAATTTTAATAAACCCTTGTATTAGCACACCGTTTTTATCTTGTATTTTATCTGTCATTTTATATCCCAAATATATTTATCTTGGTAATTCTACCGTAAACGCTCTAATAAATTTTGCTAAACCATTTTCGCTTTCTGCAAGCGTTTTGCCTTCATCATTCCAAATTTTTCCTAACCTGCGAACAACAAATATTTTTTGCTGCTCTAATGGAGTATCTAATAATACTAAAGTATTATTATCTAAAACAAATTCTGCTGGTAACGTTATGTCTCCTTCATTAGAGTCTTGGCTAACTTCTTCTCCTATACTAGCATACTTATCTCTATTTTCAGTTTCAAGTTGGTAGGATTGCAATGTTGTTTTCCTTAATCTTCTGCCTGCAACAAAAACTTCAAATTCATTTACTGAATTAGCTACAAAATCAAGTATAAATTGATTTGAAGAACCATCTCCAATATATGTAGATGTTACAATCTCATCTTTATAAGGTATAACAGTATCTTTACTTTGATTTGTAATTTTTGTTCCTACAGGATACGTATCTTTTATTCCAGTACCTAAAGTTCCTCTTCTTACCTGTGTAATTTTATTATCTTGTTTAATAAAATATTCTATTCTTTCATTATCAATAAACATAACGCCTGGTACAATATTTTGAACTGCAGGAGTCGGTAATAGGTTTTGATCGGAAATATAAATATCTTTGTCAAACCAATTCAGTTCTTGGGTTAGTTTCAATGTATTTGAATTAGCCAATACATGATATTGCGTTCTGTTTAATATATCCTTAAATTGTCTAAATCCAAATTTATCTTGGAAATTATTATTACCAAAATGTATTACTTCAACACGATCATTTTCTTGTAATCCACTAATTATCTTTACTTTATCTCTTGCATCATTTAATTTATAATCTATACTAGGAGTTAACAAAGTATTGTTTTTTACAACCCAAGTGTATTGATCATCAATTGCTTTTGATGCTAACGGTACTAAGCCTAATTTCAACATTCTATATTCATACCAATCTGCTGTATTTCCATCAAATTCAATTACAGCATTTACATTTGATATTTTTATTACATCGCCTATTTCTAATTCTATATTAAAATCATTGATATTAATTTGTGTCTGCCCTGATCCTTCAATTGTCTTTACTTTTGCATTAGGATTAGTTGTTGGTAGTATAGTATTGAAAACAGGATCATCAATTCTAATATTATTTAAGATTACTTTATATTTTTCTCCTAGTTCCAATTCTGCTGTTAATTCAAAAACAGTTGTTATACCATCTACTATGATCACAATTTCACTTGGTATGTTTCCTTGACTCAATGGTGTTCTTTCTACAACATCAAAAGTACTTTTCCGCATGTTTAACAAATCATGATTACTAAATTGAATTACCCTAACTACATCGTTTGGATTTAAAACCCTGTCAATATATAAGGTGTCTGGTGTTTTAATAAATTCATTGTTATCAAAATAACCAAATCTATATTCACCTCCTGATACAGTATCAGACTTCAAACCAACAATATAAACATCTAATTGATCTCCAACATTACCTACACCATCAACTAGCGTTATTAAACTTCCTATTTGATCATATTCGGATCCTTCTTCTACAAATAAACCTGTTGACAATAAATTCCATTGTTGTAAAAAGGTAAGTTCTTTATTGTTTAAAAATACTCTTATATGTTCTCTTTTTAAAGAAGTAACTGGTACTTGATACAATTTAAGTCTATATTCTCGTTGAGCTGTTACATAAAACTTTTCTGAATATCCGCTAGTTAAGACTTCGTCATTTACTGACACAATTGTAAACCATTCTAAAGGTTCTAAGAAAAATGGTGTTTGTGTTAGTTGGAATGTATTTTCATCCCCTTTTATAAATTCATCTACAAAAACTGAACTATACAGCTTGTTTTGCCCAATAAATAATGCATATTTTAAGATTTTACCATTAGGAATAGCACTTCCTAATTTTAATACAACTTGGTTATTATCACCTTGTGTAATTACATGATCAACGTCCACATAATCAACTACTGCCATTGAATTAATGTTCTCTGACCATATTATGTTTAAATTAAATTCAGTATCTATTCCGTTGCCAATTATAGTATCGTAATCTAAAATATTTTGTCCAGATAAATCAAACCCTATTATGCTTATAAAAGATTTATTAATAGGCGGTGTATTAAATATTACATTACCATCTTGAATTTTATAATCTAAATTTATGTAATTAGATAAATTATTTACTTTTACAAAAATTTCATTTACTGATCTAAAATCTTCTCCTATTGCAAATGTGTCAAGTATTCCATCTCCAAAATAATTTCTTGAGGAAATTTTACCCAACCCACCAACGCTTCTTTCAAAAACTTTTATGTCTAATGTATCTAATACTAATCCAGGCAATAATTCTTCAGGGCCTTTAGAATTTGCAAGAGTAAAAAATCCATCGCCGTCTACATTAATATCATCTGCTGCAATTCCTTTTGCATTTGAATAATTTAAATTTCCTCCTATTAATTCTGTATCTAACTGCACATTACTAGGAACAAAACTACCATCGCTTGTAGCTTTTCTTAAAATAATCTGGTCATCATCATCTACAAAAATTCCCCAATCTTGTAAAAATAATTCTTTAGTTTCTCCGTCGCCGATAATACTTTCTATTACAGCATTTGGATTTTTTACAAGTTCAGGATTTGATTCAAAATTCGGGTCATCTAATCTAACACCATTTTTATACAAATTATATACAATGTCAGTTTCGAGTGGTTTATCTAATTCAATAACAGTTGTAGAGCCATCTGTGTTTATAATTACATCATCAAAAGTTGTATCATAAATATCATAATATCCTGTTGCGTAAGGGTCAATGTCCCAGCCCGAAGCAGCTCCAAAGTCAAAACTTTTTACTTCAACTCCGCCATAATCTATTCCGTCCATTAATTGATTTAATTCTCTACCAAAACCTGTTGCAGAAGCAGTATATCCATAGTTTATCCTGTCAACTGCATTAAATAAAGCCAAATCAATTTGATAACTAATTATTACAGTAGAATTTATCTCGGCTGCTTCTACTAAAATAATTCGTCCAATTTTCCTTACGTACTCCTCTGTTTTTTCTTCGATATTTTCATATTCATATTCACTTCTTAAAAGTTCTACATTATTAATTTTAATTGACAGCGTTGTTGTATCTAAATTAATTGGCCATTTTAAATCAAAAATATACTTAGAACCTGACCCAATAAATGTTTCTGTTCTATTGCGATTAAGACTACTATTATATCTTGTGTATCTATCAAATTTTATTGCTGTTTTAATTGACCTAGGCAATCCATTGCCTATAACTGCTAATAGTCTAGCATCAGTACCACTTTCACCGAGTGTACCTGATATTACTATTGTAGGCGGACTGATATATCCTTTTCCAGGGTTAATTACAACTATAGCTGCGATCTTACCTTCGATGCCTAAACGTGCTTCAACCTCTGCACCCGAACCGCCTCCGCCAACAACACTTAATTTAGGTGCGCTTTCATAACCCTTACCTGGATCTGCGATAGTGACACTCATTAATTCAAACCCTATTGTGTCTATCCACATTCTATCTGGGTAAGTTAAAATATTTCCTGCTCCAATTATATTATTATTAAAAACTGTAACTTTATAAGTGTCGATCCTGTTTGTAACTTTATTAATTTTAGGAGATAAATCAAAATCGCCTACTAAACCTGGTATAGCCTCTAATTTTTCATAACTACTAACATATTCTCTAATTTTAGCTTTAAAAGGCTTTACTTCGTTAAAATAATCTTCGTAACTACTTAGATTGTCGTTGTTAAATGTTATGTCTTCTCTTAATTCTCCTGCATTATGTTTAGCTTTGACAAAACTTGTTTTGAATAACCAATCAACTCTAGATTGTTCAGTCAAAATATACCTTAAACTAGCAAAGAATAATTTGTTCCATTCAACAAGTAGTTCGTCGATGAAAATATCATTTTTAATCGTACTAATAATTATCCTTGTTTCAGTAGACGGAATACTGTCATAAAATTTAGCATCGTAAGTTTCGCCGTCAAAACTTGATAATTCATTTGTAGTACTGTATAATCCGCTACCAAATTGTATCGTACCATTTTGTTTTGCCACAATAGTATAATTATCTAGCAAAAAATCTTTATCGTTTGATACTTTTTTATACAATACCCAGTTTCCTGCTCCTACAAAATTTACTTTGACTATTTCTCCTATTACAGGATCCTTAGTTTCAATCTCATAAACGTAGTCAACAGTATAATTAACAAAGGTATTAGAACTGTAACCAGTAGCGTACCAATCTATATAATCCCAATACAAATTTGTATTATACGCTTGACTTCTTATCCTGTCCCATCTAGATGCATTTGAATTTCTCTCATATAAAGCCCATTTTCCTTGTATAGTCTCATCCGTAATAACTAATACTGTAAATTTTCTTACTTCAATATATGAGTTTGATGTAAACCCGCTACCCCCATTTATTATATTAACAGCGTTTATTGTTCCTACTGCATTCAATTGTATTTCTAGTTCTAAATCTTGTCCTCCGCCATAAATGGTAAATGTAGGTGGAACTAAATACCCTCTACCAGGATTGGCTACAATTATGTTAATTACAACTCCGTCTCTAACAACTATATCTAAAACTGCTTGAGAAGCTTTTGCAACTCCTAACAAATTTAATTCTAAAGCAGTATCAACCGCAGTATCATAAAGTCTTGTAACTGTGCTAGGATAATTTTCTTGCGATGCCAATCTATACAAATTTTTTAAATCAGCTATTAAATTTTCTTTACAAATTCTATTAATTCTAACAAAAAATTGTTTTAATGCTTCTTCTCTATTTTTAAAAAAACTTTGTCTTGGACTATTCAAGATTCCATATCTATACTTTTCAGAAACTTTTATATCAGGAACAGCTCTACCAGCAATATCATAACCTACTAAACTATCTATCCATTTAGATTCTATATTAAGATTAGGAATACTAGTTTCTAAACCATCAGTAATTATTTGATATTGTGTATGTAGATTTAAGTTTTGATTTACATCTTTATACCATTGTATATTGAGGACAACATCTTTATCATTTAACAAATTATCACAATTATATACTGTAAAACTATCAGATGTAACTAAAGCAACAAATTTATAACCTTCATTCTTAGGATTGGCAATTAGTTTAGATACATCATATGCTGATAATGTTCTGCTATCAATATTAGGAACAATTCTTTTATCTTTGACCCAAAAGAAGTATTTGTTTTTAAAATTTTGTTTTATTGAATCATATTCTCGAGAATAAGAATATACAGCATTTCCATACCTACTTTTTCCTGATATTCCTAAAGTAATTCCTTCTTCTGTACCAGCTAAAGCATCCCATTGTGTAGGACTAAGCTCAGATGAAACCCATTCATACACGTCAATCGTATTAGTTAGAAAGATTGCTGACCAAAAGTTTGTAGAATACGTTATGTCTTCTTGATAAGGATAATAAAATTTTGCATTTGTTAAATCCCACCATAATTGTCCTACATTCTTAGTAGTCCAAACTTCATTTGGATTTAAAACTACATTTGTTCTACCATCTGTCACATTATAATTTGCAGGATCATAATAAGTTTTAAATTTTAAATTTTCCTCAGCAGGTCCTGGTATTTTTCCTTGTAATGGATCTATATAATCTAAATCAACTAGCTTTCTATTGGTTTTCTTATTATACAAAAACATTTTTTTAATTTTTTGCAAATCTACAGTAGATTTTTGCTGTCTAATCCGTTTATAAATATCACTGCTTTTTCTATAACTTATAACAGTACCAAAATAATTTGGATTACTTGCTACTAAAGGCAGGCCAGTGTAAACGTGATTATTCTTACAAATAACATACTTAGAAAATTCAATTACAGGACTAAACGAAGTTTCATACCGTAACGTATCTGCAAAAACATAGAAATTGCCTATTTTTTCATACGTGTAAACTACACCAGTATTAGTAACTTCAAATTTAAAGAATTGATTATCTGCATCAACTCCTTCTTGATAAAGTGTTTTAAACCTAGTAAATCCGTTATCAAAAATTGTATTCCCATTGTCTATATCTACATATTCATAAGCTTCAGCATTTACAGCTCCAACAATCAAACTATTTCCACTTACACAAACAGTTGTTCCATACAACTCACCGTATTCATTTTGTGGACTGTACAATTCTGTTAAAAGTTCAAATTTTCCGTTCAATTGATGATAAACAAAAACAATACCCTGATTAATCCTTTTCCTATCATCTAATGGTGCTCCTATTACTATTATACTTCCATCTTCGTTAATAGATATAGACTTACCAAACTCTATTTCTTCATCAGGAGCAACTATATTTTGTGACCATTGATAGAACCCATTATTGTTTCTATAAATAGAAACAACATTTGGCTCATTTAAATATTCTGCAGTTGTAATTAAAACTTCACCATTATCCGAAACATCAAATCGTTTTCCAAATCCAGTTAAAATATCAATATCTGGAATAGCACTATCAGCATTAATATCATCTAAAACTTTAAAAACTGTGTCATTTGGGATTTGGCCAGTATAGTCAATTAAGGAGTCTAATTTAGTCCATTGGTTTATATTAAATTGGCCGCTTTCTACGTTAGTTATAGCCTGATATAATGTTCCTAACCCATTTGTAACTAGATATACAATATCTCCATATCTGTACTCATTTTCTGCAACAAACGAACCTTTAAATAATTTATTTTTTGCATAATCCCAACTATATTGCAAATTATTTTCTACGCCATATTTGACAAATATAATTTTTCCATATGCTTCTTTTAGAATTTCAAACCACGAGTCAGTAAAACTTTGATCACCAACTGAAGAATAAGAAAATTCACCCTTAAAATCTCCTGCATAATATTGAATTATTTCGTCAGATTCTGTAAGCTTTATACCTACAGTTTTTATGTATGTTTCTAAGCTAGATGTATTGCCATCGATACCTATGCTTGTAAAAAACGTATTATCAATATTATCAATACCTGTAATACTAAAAATCGTTACACTATCTTTATTCCATATTAAATTAACATCAACTAATAATCCGTTATCGTATGTCCTATAAATTTGTATTCCTGTGGCAATAGGAATTACATTTTGAAAGTCCCCTGCTGGTTGCGTCCACAATTTATTGTATCTTTTTGTAGAAGAAAATAATCTATACAAATCATTTTGGTAGGTTACCTTAACATTACTTCCAAACTTTCCTTGATTTGTTCTATTAGGATCTAATAAAGCATGTATGAATTCTACATTTGTTCCAAATCTTCTATAAATATAGGTCAATCCTTCGTTATAAAATCCAGATGCAGCACCTGTAGAATTGGCTTCTAGTTTAAATATTTCTTGCCAATCTAAATTTGTTGCACTAGGCGGTAGTGTAGACGTAGGAATACCTTGTACATCTTCATTTGAAAATATCCAATATTCCTCTCCTTTTAAATACGGATTGCTTGGAACTGCTAGATTTCCACCGCTTTCGAACACTATTAATTTTCCAATATCAGCCGGAGCATAACCTAAACTAATAGCTTGTACTTGTCCTAATATCCTTTGCACAGTGTAAATATCTGCTCTTCCATATGCATCATACTGGGGTGGATTATCTACTTCTAACATTTTTATTTCAGCATTGTTACCAAATAAATCTCCTTTACTCCAATTGCCAGTAATATTTTTTACATATATTCGAACATTATTTAAATTACGTTGATAATACATAACCTCTGCTTGAGCACCGGTTGTAACATCTTCAACAATTTGCCCTTGGTTGTAATCAGCTATTGTGCCTAAGGTAGGATTATACCTATATCTAGGCAATGGCTCAAATGGATTACCTCCTAGGAAAAATGTGTTTATATATTCAATATAACCATCCCATAAATCATATACTGGTGCAGATCGGTTTATTAAAGAATAAGGTATTTCAATATCAGTAGGTTCAACTAGATTATCTAATATTAATGTTGAGTTAGGTCTAGCTCCTAAATTTCCACTTTGGCTTCCTATCAAAATATCGTTTGTATTAAATGTTCCTATTACATTTGTGACTTTAATCTGGTTTGAATTAATTACTCCTTCAAATACTATGAGCGTAGCGCCTGTATTTTGCTGTGTTAAAACTTCTCCAGTTAAGACTGTAATTAAATTATTTGTTACTAATGTAGTAACAGTGTCTTTTAGATTGTTAAAATATACTGAAACTAAATCTCCAGAATTTAAAGTATCAGTTAGAGATTTAGGAGCTCTAACATAATAAAAATTTGATAAAATAGCCGCTGTTGACCCACCCGGTCCTGGAAATCCTTGCTGACTTAACTGGCCAATCAAACTATGATCCGTATTATTTGAATCTGTAACACTAGTTTTATAATCTAAAATATTATAGTAAAAGCTATTATTTCCAGTTGGAGTATTAATAACGTCTCTTACAACAAGACCCCTACCAGTATCCTCGTTAGTATCTCCAACAAAATAATCAGTTGCTGTTTGGATCATTACCAACCCGCCTAAAATACCAGTTGTATTAGTATCATCGTTAGTTGCTAATAGAACAAATTCTCCTACAAAATCTATGCCATCTATAAACAAACTGTCATCATCTACAAATTGACCACTTACTAAATTCACATATATAGTTGTAGCTCCATCTACAAACAAAGAATATACAACAGTAGCAGAACCAGATCCTGTAGTAACTACATCTCCTACTTGTGGAATATTAGTAGTTGTACTTACGTACAAAATCAACTGAACTTTCTCATATACAACATGTTCTTGATCTAAATAAGTTTTATTTAAGTAAGGAATCGTGCCATTAAATGGTTGCCTATCTACGAGTTGTATTTGAGTTTGATTAGCATTTGTTAAAGTATTCCAATGCAAATATATTCCATCTCCAGGTGCTATACCTTGATAAACATCAAATGTTACCCTTACTAGAAAATGATCTGTTGTAATTTGAGTAAAAGGATAATTTCCTGCTATTAAAAATGGTATTTCTTCGCTACCATACTCATCTAAATTTAGTGAATATAATAAATCATTGTAATTTGTAAAGCTGTCAAATAATGATCCTTCAGCAGTACCTTTAATTTCTACTGATGCTTCCCAGTAAGCCCCGTTATAAGAGGCTACATTTCCAATAGCATAATCTTGATATATAGAATAATCACCTTTATACAATGTTCTAACATTTGTTGCATTCGGTGCTCCTACAATTAAGTACTTACTATCTTCTGAAAAAGAAACACTTGAACCAAATTTTTGCCCTGTATCAGCATATCCATCAGGTGGTTCTATAGTATCTAATAATTGAAACTGCCCAGTTTCAGATCCTCTTGAATATATATAAACTTTTCCGTCTCCGTCATTTGGAGCCCCTACTGCTAAAAATGTATTTCTAAAATCTGCTGACAATGAATATCCGAAATTAAGCTCATTGTCAACTATATACATTTTATTAAAATTAACATTAATTGCAGTTTTTTTGTCTCTTCCCCCTTTTGCTACATAATCATAATCTGGTATAGTTCCAACAAAATCACTACGTTTAATAGAAAATCTTAAGATTTTAGATGCACTAGCTAATCTTACATAAATTTTAGAAAATATTCCTCCAATTATATATTCTCCAGATTGCGTTGTAATTGGGCTTAAAGTTTGTATTCCAGATGTAGCAGTATCATCTATAAAAATAGAGCCTAAAACAAGTTTATCAGCAGACCAAGCAAATGTATAAGTAAAATCTACAGTTGCTAAAAATTCAAAATATTGTACTCCAGGTTCTAAGTTAGATATAACACTACCGACATCATAATTATTTTCCTTAACAACTACACCCCAATTATCATCTTGTATGTTATCAATCCAAAACTTTTGACCTAAACTAACAAATTCATTACTAACGTTATTAATTTCATTAGGTGACTTAACTCTAACTTGTTTAAATTCTGTAACTATACCAAAGCAATTTTCGTATTTTTCGCTAGCAATCACACCTAATAAACTCTCAGATATTTTTACAATAACCCTGGTTAGATAAACATCAACTACCTTAAAAAATCCATTTAGTTGCGATTCTTCAATCGCAACTAATCTAGAAGAATCTTCAACATCAAACAATTCTTTTTGTATTTTATAAATTCCAATTATGTCATCTTTAGAAATACCTACTACCGTTTTTTGAAATGTTAATATAACTGTTACATTTTTATCGTCTACAGTATATCCTGTTAATTCATTTTCAACTTGAGTATACTGAAAAACACTCCAGTCTTTATTAAAATTTCCGATCCATATAAAAGAATCTTCTTTAATATCTGTTATATCTAAATCTAACAATCCGTCATAAGTTCCAAAAAGGTTGTCTACATCCGCTGGGTTAACATAACCTGCATTTTTTACATAACCTGTAGTAAATTTTTTAACAGGAAATGGATTGTTATTATAGTCAGCAGGCTTGACGTAAATATCTCCAGATTTTATTCTATAAATAAAATCTGTTTCATTACCGGCTATTTTGTCTGTTAATAATATAGGCTGCGGAGTTAATTTGAATTTTGTTTCATCTAAAATAACTTCTATTTCATCAAATCCCGATGATAAACCATACTGCCCATCTTGAATTCCCCATTCTTCATAAAATTCTAAACTATCTTTGTTAGAGCTTGCTAAAGAATCAAATAGTTTGTTTAATGAATTTTTTGAGCCTTTTTCTAAAATCATCCCTTGATAAAATTTATACTGAGAAACATCGTCATTAATAATATTTTCTAAATATTTTCTTTTTTGGTAACCGATTAAATGCTGCGCTAATTTCTGTTTATTTGAGTCAAAATTATCACTATCTAAATCATAAAAATCTGCAAATTGATTAATTTGGTAGTCAAAATTAGGATACAACCCTGCTGCAGGTTTGTTATCTAATTTTTTCCAGTCAGTAAAAACAAAAACATCTGTTCCAACTATTTTATTGTTAGCTGCATAATAGAACTCTTTATATTTTACAATATCACCTAAATTGTAATCTTTATATTGTGTCCAATCATTTATAGTTGCATCATCATATAAGAATCCTGGTATAACTAAAGAACCTGCCCAATTAGCTGTTTTATATCCTAATACTTTAATTCTTTCTTGCCGATATCCAGGTGCAGGATCATAAATTATATCATTAAATACTGTTTTATTATCAATAATGACTGCATGTTCGTATGTAATTAATGGTATACGCAATGCATATATGCCATTGCTGTCTAATGTAGATTCTATAGTAAAAATATTATCTGTTGATTTATTAATTCGCAAATCAGTAGCTGACAAAATTTTTCCATTAGCACCAAATATACTAATACCACCAAAAGTATTAAAAATGTTATCAACTGTTTTATCTTTTGCATTAAACTGTAATTGTTTTGCCGACGGGCTCAAAGTTATAAAAGAATTATAATCCCAATTTTGTGTTACCCAAAATAAGAACTTTTTAGCCATGTTTGACCAATCATACACATTGTATTCGTTAGTATCAAAATAATTATAAACAAAGCCTAATTCTTCTAAGTATTTTCCATATCCTAACAAGAAATCGACTACCTCTTGATAATTTGAAAATATAACCCCATATTCTACTGTTGTAGGGTATTCTCTAAATTTATTTCTAAAAAATGCATTTATACCACCTTTTGCTGGTAATGATGGTAATTTTTGATACAATTCTAAATTAAATGTAGTATTAGTCACATGAGTCTCTAAAACTCTATAGTAAACATTCTGATAGCTAATTATAGACCCTTGAGCATATTGTGTATTTGAATCCCATATTGCATAAGATTCGCTAACTCCTCCTACATTTACGCTAGGATCATTACTTAAACTGTAACTTTGATAGTAAGTAAAATAAGGAGATGTTAAATCATATCCTTTAATTAAATAACCAGCAACTCGTTTTTCTACAATTACTCCACTATACTTAATTTCATCAATTGGAAAACTTTTATTTAAAATAACGTTATAATTTTCTTCTGGAATGAAAACATTACCTTGATTTAACGGAGTTCTACTATCTAACAATAATTTAAATTTTTCTTTTTCTGTATAACCGCCTACTTTAAAAGATAATTGGTTTTTTAAATTTTGTATATTGTATTGGTATTGGGTAATAGACTTATAGGTTTGCTCTATATAAGCAATTATATAATTTAAAATGCCTTTACTTAAATTTTCTTTCGTAGGTAGCTCTACTGATCCTAATTGAACGAAGTTACCTATTGTGTTTTGACTATAAATAATTTGGCCTAAAAGATTTTTTTTCTGTTTAGATCGGTCAAATCCTGTCCCAAAGAATTTTGCTGGTTTGCATAATATAAAAGCTTTCATTAAAGCAAAAATATAATCACTAGTATTTTTCCAGGAAGATTCAATAGGCCCTCCATCTCCAAATTTAAAACTATTCCTTACATTAATACCTTGTATATTAAGCGCAACTTTTGAATCATTAGGACTAAGCAAATTACCAAACTCATCAACCGGAATCATATTTTGTAAACCAGGCCGGATATATTTCGTCTTTACAACAAATTTTGGATTTCTAACAATCCCTTGTTCCAAATCACTCCATAAAATAGTATTATTTTTTGTATAAGGTCCAGGACCATACTGCTGATCCCACCAGCTAGGTTTTTTATAAATGCCTAGCATTTCCCAAGGAGCAATATGCGGTTTGTCTGTGTCAAAAACAAATTTATAAAGTTCCCTCCAATAACCAATTTCTATTCTAGTATTATTTAGGTAATTTGAAAAATTATAATTAAACGTAAATGTATTATTGATATCTAAATAGGTATTTTCAGTGTAATCTAAACCAACAAGCCTAACCCATTCTAAAAAACTAGGCAACAGAGATTTATTTAATTGAGCTTTTGTAATGCCTGTAGTACGAAATAATCCAGGAATAAAATCATGTATATTAAAAAGTTCTTCGTCATAATTAATTTTTAAATTATTATAAATCCGTCTTTCAAGTTCTATGATTAAGTTATCTCTATAATCTTTAAAAACTATAGTTTTACTACCGTCATGACCTTGAATATATGCGTTACCAAGTGTAAATTCTTCATACTCTATTGTATCTTGCCCTGCATTTACAAAATTATTTGGAACAAATAAAGGTAAACTATTTCCTTTTAACTCTAGTAATAAAGAAGAACTAATTCCATTGTTTTCTAAATTGTATGCATCTGCTTTTTCTTTACTAGTAAAAACTGGATAAAACCAGCCTAGTTTTTGATTTTGTGTTGGTTGATTTGCAATAGTCCCATATACCTTATACGGTCCAACTTTTTCTGCAGTATTTTCTTTATAATCCAATAAAAATTCAGGTATAAAACTAGGATATAAACCTAATTTTGTAGGCGTAGGAGGAACAAAATTTCCTATTGTAGTATCATATTCTACTACTTCTACTATATCATCAACTTCTTTTGTTGCAGTTAAAACTAAAAATCCCTCATCATTAAAAGTATAATCAATACCATATAAAAGCTGTTTATAATTTATATAAACATTTACTGCACGTAAACTGTCTGTATTTAAATCATATGGTTGCCGTAGAGCAAAATAAGTTTGATCAGGGTCTTCAATAACAAACGTAGAAACTATGCTGTTTAAAAAAGGTAAAGTATCACTTATTGTCCAAACAGTTTCTTTTCCTTTATCAATAGCTATTGCAGCAAGTATTTTATCAAGGTGAATTCTATCATTTCCTTCAAATCCTAAAGACTCAGCAGTTTCTAAAAAATTACGCTTGAATTTTCCATACTCTTGCCTAGCATAATCTATTGCTTTAAAAACATTATTATCATCATCTAATATATGATACAAGTAAAAATTAGTAGGAGCAGTATGTGTAATAAACTTTGTTCCAAATTGGACAACCTTTCCTAAATCTCTTAAATTACTTATACCAGGAAAATCTCCTCGAAAATTTGGTAAATTTTCAATAATAGAACTAATGTGTTCATTAATTTCTCCTAACGTAAAGTTTTCTAGCAAATCGTTATTTGGATTTCTTTCCAAATTATACGGAATTTCATAAAATCCTTGCCTATTATTTTTAACTACAGAACTATGTGTTTTTAAAACTATTACTGAATCTTTAGTAGGAACACTGTTTAAGTTAACAAATAATTTTTCATTATTAACAATTTCAAGCATATAATCTACGTTTTCTTGCAAAAATTTATTATTTAAGAAAACTTTTACTTTTACATCATTAATAAATCTAGCATTAGAATAAACATCTACTTCAAATTGCGAAGAAATACCATTTGCAACATATTGTCTCATTACAAATTGTTTACTATCTCCTACATGTTTTTCATAACCATTTAAATACTCATATGTTGTTCTATCTAAATATTTCCTTAATAGTCCAAATTTTGTAAAATACTGTAACACTTGATTAGCAGAATTAGTATAATAAAAAGAATCATTTACTAGGTCAAATCTAAATGTTATATCACCTACATTCTCAATACTTTGATAACTCAATGCAATACCGAGTTCATTATCAACTGTACCTGTACTTTCTAAATAAGAAAATATTTTATTTCCTGTAAACTGACTTGAAGGATAATAATTTAAGTCTTCTAAAGGTTGATCCGTCTCATCAAACATTGCAAATAATGGGGCTTGATTTACCTTTACTTTTTCTTGGCATTCCTTCCATGTATTATTTGTAAAATAAAAAAACTTACCTCTATACGTATTTCCAAATCTTACAAGAACTGTTTCGTCTTCCAATGGACTGGAATCTGCTGGTTCTCTTAACGTAATTTGTTTTACGTTATTAATTGTTACAAAATTAATTGTATATATTTTTCCTTTTACATTTACATCTGTATCTGCAGCAAAAAGCACTCTCATACCTTCACTTAGATCGATGCCATCTATATTATATCCTGTTGTTCCTTCTATATTAGAAAATATGTCTTTTGTAAAATTATCAATAAGATCTATATTTTTTTTATTAGCAGTACCAAAATTAAATAATTTTAAACCTTTCTCAAATTCTATAATAGGTCTTGAAGCTCTAGATGTTTGGTCTATAGTTTTTTCTTGCTTTGTTAGTTTTATTGATTGCTCAACAACATCTTTATGAAACCACCTATTGTACCTACTCCATAAATTACCATCTTGTGATCCCCTATTGATAAGAATATAATCTTTTGTGCTAGGAAATCCTAATGCTTCACTAAACGGATATTCGTCAAAACTAATATCATCAAAAGGCACTACTACATCATCTACAAATGATCCACTCACTGCTAAGTTTTCTTGATTTATTAATTGTATTTTATCGCCTACGCCTTCTACATAATACTCACCATTTGCATATTCTATCGGTGTAACATCGCCTGCAAATTTTACTTTAAATCCATTTGAGAAATTCCATCCTGCACTTGTAGTATAATACTTTTTTCCTATTATTTCTTTTTCTACATTTATTTCAGTATTTTCTATTATATCTTTAATTTTTATTAATCCTGATAAATTTGCATCATATTTAGAAACATAATATAATCTATCAGGCGCAACTTCAGGTACAGTAAATTCTAAAATTCCTTTTTCGATAAAAACTACGCTTATTTCATTACCTTCGTCATCATAATAAGTAATTCCTGTTTCGTATATTAAAGATGTATTAACTTGTTCACCTTCAGTAAAACTCGCTTCATTAGGAGGAATAAGATAACCTCCTGCATCATAAACGGTTCCGTCTAAATCATACAAATTTATATCATAAATACCAGATGATAATAAACCATCAAATTTTTCTATCAATATTGCTTGGCCAGGTGTAAAACTTTTTTTAGTTGCAAATGCAATAGGATGACTCGGAGTGTCTATTTCAAATCTGTATGTCTGACCTCTATAAAGAGTTATAGTAGGATTGTTAGTTAAACCGTCAGGAGAAAATACATATGATAAATTATCATCATTATCTTTTAAACTGATAGTATAAGTACTTTGAATTTCTTTTGTTTGACCTACAACTGTAACAGTTTCTGGACCATTTGGTAACCAATAATATTCTCTATAATTTATCAATTTATCTAAATCTATATGAGGATTCCATGAATAAAATTCCTGCGAATTAAGTTCACTATGATTTTCATAGTTACCATCTAAGGTTTTTAACCTGTTAATTAAATCGTTATAATCTGCATAAAAGGTAACATTATCTAATGAATCTTTGATTAAGGAAACTGGTTCTAATTGGTAATCTGCTCTTTGCTTAGTTGTCGCTCCTATGTAATTATCTTGAGGATTGTAAGCTTTTGATATTTTCCTACCATAATATGAATTAATTTTTTCTACAACACCCGGTTTAATATATTGATCTAATGTTGCATTTAAAAATTTTTTATTAAATTCGGTCCTAAAATATTTGGGCAAAAATTTAATAGATTCTACACCATCATTGTCATTTATAGGTAAAGCCGGTTCTTGTTGATTATCTTCGTATGCCATAAATTAATTTCCTATTTTACAAACTCTGAATTCCAGTTGTTGATGATTGTGTACTTGAAAGTACTGTACCTGTAGCATTTATTTTGCTTGCTGTTAATGCATCTATAATTTCTAAATCATTAACAGTTGCTGCACTTATTAAAACCTCATCTAGCTCACTTTTTATTTCATATAAACTTCCAAAACTTTGATCTGCACTTTCGGGTACAATAACAAAAGTTACAATATCTGGAGACATTTCTTGTATAATGTAAGCAGCTAATTCTGAAAAATAAAATGTATCTCCAAATTCCCAGTTATCTAATGCAAAATATGTAGAAAATAAATTTATAACCCTACTTTTTATATCATTATCATTCAAGACAAGTTCGGGATTTTTAACTATTTTAAATTTTACTTGCAAAGAAGGATCAGCTTTACTACCAAATAAAGGTCTATATTTTACTGGATGATAAATTACTTCATCAGTTAATGATTTTGTTTGATTAATTTGATTACCAAAGTTAACATACAACTCATCAGAGCTTAAAGGTAAAGGTTTGATGTCTGTTGCACCAGTTAACCATCTTCTGTATTCTGTATCATATGTTCTAGTTAACATATAAACATCTATAATATTAGTTACACTAGGATCTATTCTAGTACTATCGTCAGCAGCATGAATATAATGAAATTTTAACTTATCTCTACCTAAAAACCCTTTATAGTTTAATTCTGCTTCAGTTATACCTAAACTTTTATTATAAGTTTCAAACGTATTTGTATCTATAAAATAAAATATTTGGCCATCATTGTACACACTTAATGCACCTAATGTACTTTTGTTCTGCTTTACAATTATTATATTATTAGAATTTTCTATGTAATTGTAATCTTCTGCTCCATCGCTTGTTAAGTATTTTTTTTGGAAAATATATTTTTCTGTAACATTTGTTTTTGGAGATATAACTTGTGCAAAAATATCTGGATCATCGACAACTCCATCATCATCGTTATCAAAGAAAGTGACCTGAATCTTCTTAGTATTGATATACCCTGTAGGATCTCTATATTCTTCTGTAATTTCCCAAAAGATATCATTTGTAAAACTATTAATCGAGTCTGGTCTATTATTATTATTTAAAATTGTAATTCTATCTTTAACTGTTTTACCAGTTAAGCTATTATATATTTTATCTGTACTGTCATAATAGAATCTAATCTCTTTATCACTTTCAAAAATATAGCGTGATCCTCTGTATTCAAGCAAGTACGTTTCAGAATCTGTTGTAAATTTTAACAACCAACTTGCGTCTAATTTTTGATTAGTAACATCACCTTCTTTACCAATACTAAAATCGTCTGTTAAATTCAAATTTTCGTTTGTAACAATTAACCATTGGCCTAAAGTTCTATCGTATCGTAAACCAAAAGCATTTTTTGCAAAAATTTGATCAATAATTTGTCTTTGAATGTCTGGAATAATTGTTGTTGCTAACGCAGGAATGATCTGAGTTAATTTTGCTCCATCTGGAATAACATCATTGAAATATACTGGCCCAGACCCATCTACAAGTTCAGTACCATTACCTATAACATTAATTGTCTTAGTCCATAAGTATTCTTTAGAACCAAAATAATTAGCCGATCCTAATTTAATTTTATTATCTGGTGTAAAATGATACCCAGCAGGTGGAATAAATTTTAACAATGCATTAATACGAATTAACTGTAGTATTGAATTAGTATAAGTTCCTAATGTTTGTTTCAACTCATTGACATTAACAAAATACCCAGTTGTTAAATTAGTGTCAGTTTCTACAGTTCTCCAATAAATTTCTAAATCAGTAGTATTAATTTCTGTGAAATTGTTGTAATAAAAATTACGAATTGATTTTTTATTAATGATCGGTTCTATAACATTTAATATAATATTTTCTATATCGGTTTGAGTAGAAAATGTAAATTTTTCTCTTTGGGTTAATCTTTCATAATATAGAACTCCATCTACTCCAAACAAATTAGTTTTACTGTACTTTCCTGTTGCATCAGTTATATCAAAATATCTAGATATGCCGCTTGCAATTCTGTTAACACTTTTTACTTTTACAATTTGTTGATTTGAAATTAAAGGTCCTAGTTGATAGTCTTCAGCTGTAACTAATCTATTTTGAGTGTAATAATTAGCAGGTGCCCGTAATTTTATGCTATTATTATCCTCAGTCTGGCTAGCATTTTCAATTGTATATTTCAAATCAAATGTTAAAGTTAACTTTTCCCTTACATTTGTTCTACTAATATAATATATGTCAATGCTTATTCCTGCAAAATCCCTGGGATTAATTACTAAATTTGCATTTGCACTTGTTCTATAATATATTCTAAAATTTCCTCTAGGTAAATCACCAAATACTCCGTCAGAGAATATTAAACTTATTCTATCATCAATCCGTGTTAATACACTATAAATATTTCTTACATTTTTAGATAAACTATTATAAATGACATTATTACCTTCTACTGCAGCAACTTTTGTCCATAATTCTTCCTCGTTACCGTCTGAATCTAATTTATACAACCAAATATCTGTATCATTAATATTTGTAGCATCTATAGCTACTGTTTGATTTGTACTTGGATTATCAATTATAAATGTACCATCTTGTAAGGATCCTTGTTTAAAATAAGCAAAAAACCCAGAATTAATGCTACTTGTTCCCTTATTATCATCTCTATATAATAAAGAAAATGCATTACCTGGTAATGGATCTTCTTCGTATATAAAATTATCAACAATATTTGCTGATACAACTTCAAAAGGTACACTTCTGCCATTTATGTTTCTTGTAAAAGTAAATTTAGGAACACCAGTAATAATTGAATTAAGAGAATATTTTTCAGTTTGAATACCTAATACATTACCTGAATTTGTAGGTTTTCCATAAACTCCATTTATAGGCAATGCTCTGTTTAAAATTTTAATAAATTGTTCATACCAATTTGTATTAGTTGAATCATTCCATACTATTGCTTGATTTTTTAAATTAATATTATTGCTATCAGTTATGCTTTCAGTAGTTTTAATAGAAGATACACGTAATAATCCATTTGCAGCAATATTTCTTTTAGGATTATAACTTAGCAATCTTGCTAATCTTAATACACTTTCTCTACGCTCAGCTAATTCTAAGTAATTTTCACGTGCATTTAAATCAATTCTAAATGCTAGATTTTGCCCTAAAAATGCAATTACATCAATTAATGCAAGATATTCTGTAGTTTCGATGTAATCATTAAAGTCCTCAGGATAATTATTCCTAAGGTAATTTATCATAGTTCTTCGTAAATTATCAAAATCATAGCTTTTAAAATCAGCATTTTGATAAGATTGATAAATTCTCTTCCAATCTTCTGCTACAAGCAACCTGTTTTGTCTGTTTGTTAATGACATGTTGTTCTCATCCTTATTACATATTTATTGGTATAATTAATGTACGCAGTTTAATTAACCAGTAAGCAATCCGTTTTTTTCATCAAATTTTAACTTCATTGTTTCACTAAAATTGTATGGTAAATATGTAAGAGTGCATTCAATTGAAATACCACTTTCATATTCATCTAAAACTATTCTATCAACATTAACTCTTGGATCATAATTTATAATTTGTGTTACATTGTTTATAATTTTATCTTTTAAAGTTGTTGTAAGTGGTTCAAACAAAACATCCCATAATATTGTTCCAAATGACGGATCGGAAAGTTTTTCTCCCTGTCGTATATGAAAATGATTTATAATGTCCTGTTTAATCAACTCTATATCAAATAAAACAATACTCTTCCTTGTAAGATCAACTGTACTTACTCCCCGATAAGTTTTTGTTTTGTCTCTAAAAGTTTTTGTTTTTTGTGATTCTTCATTTAATCTAATTTGTTGTATAACTGATTTTTCTAAACTACTCATTTTTTTCCTAACTACTTTTCTTAAAAGTATCTACAATCGATGGAAGATCTATTTCTTCTTGCTCTTTGCCTTTATTAGCTACTGCATCAGTCATGTCTGGTATAAATTTAGCAGGATCTAAATTTTCATGACTTTTATATGGTTCATGTTGTGGTATTCTAATTGGTATAAATGCTTCAGTAGCAGGTTCGGCTGACTTCGCTGCTCCTGCAGTTGCTGCTCCCGGGCCGTTCATATGGATTGCACCTGCTGTTTCAATATGTTGGCTACTTTTTATATTGCTGGTTCCTCCGCAAGTTATTTTGCCATTAGCTCCAACTTTAACTTGCCAATCAGCACCAGATTCCATTGATATTTTTGCACCTGCTTTTAGATTAGTATCATTTGCAGACTCAATATTAAGTTCTGCTCCTATTTTAATATTTGTATTTTTAGTGGTTTCTAACCAAAAATTTTCTCCAATTTTAAAATTTGTATTTTTTAAAGACTCAAAATATATTTCTTCATTAGCTTTTATATGTACATTCCGCATTGCTTCAAAATTAAAATCTCTTTCTGTTTTAATATTAATATCTTGTTCAGTATGCATGCTGATACTATCCTTAGCATAAATATCTATCTTTCCATTAGCAGTAAGCTCTATCCAAGTAGTACCTTGTGAATTAATTATATAAATTAAATCTTCTGTGTTATGCAATAAAATTTGATGCCCGGTCCTTGTACTCCATCTAGTTAATTCATTATGCAATAATTTAGGATCTCCACTTGTATCTCCTGCTTCTGCATTAACATAATCAGGCGGAGTTCCGCCATAATCTCCATTATTTCCTGCCGGAGCTTTTCTAAGTAACGTATGATCTCCATCATCCATTACAAAACTAGATCCACCTAACCTATTAAATGGAACTCGAGATCCACCAAAATCTTCTCCATAATTTACAGTAGGTCCTGCTTTGTCAGCCGGGCCCGGTGTACTCCATCCAAATACCATACTAGGAACTTCTCTCCTAGCACTTGATGTGTTTGTTCCTCTAATATGATCTTTTTCAATACCTTGCCTGATTAAACTATCATTGAAACTTACCAACATTTCTTTTTGATATTTTGTAGGATCTGTACCTGCATATTCGTCTTCTTTATTATATTCTGAAACTGGTCCAAACCCTTCATAATTGTAAGATGTACTTGCTCGTCCAGGAATCATAAAATTCATAAACTTATCTTGAATACATCCTATCCAAAACCCATAAGAATAATTATTTTCAGCCATTAAAACTAAAACTTTTACCCCCGCATCAGGAGGTACAGCCCAAAACCCATAGCTTTTTTGTGTATATTCTTCGCCAGCATTAGGCGACACTCCATATCTAGGATTTACTCCATAAAATGGACTTACATAATCACAAGGAATTACATAACCACTACCTTTGCTAGGATTTCCTGATTCCGTAATTTTCAAAATTTCAACTTCTAAGCGTCCCATATATTCAGGATCTAAATGACTTACTACTACCCCAACATATGGTCCTGTAGAAGTCATCCAACTTGGCTTAGCTCCCCGTGTCATTTTATTACGGGGTGTAGGACTTGTACTCATATAACCTCAAAGTAAGATATCTAGATCCGAGCCTAATTTACCCTTGAATCCTGTCTCCAATTTAAAATTACCACCAACAGCTAAAGCAGCATTATCAATTTCACCTTGTTCCATTGCAGCAAAATCATTAGATATCTGTGTATCAGCTGGTAAATCGTAACCTATTTGATTTTTACGACGTATCAACTTTAATTCTTGTGTAAATATACCTTCATTAAATCGATGTGTAACCATGTTTACCCGATATAAACCGCTAAACGAAGGCACTAATTGTTCTTCACCACCTGAACTAAAATTATATTTGCCATCTTCAAGAAAATCTATAGGAGATTTAAAATTTACTAAAACGTCAACTTCGCTACGTTCATAATCCATTGTTCCGTCTGCAGTTATATTAATAGACACCGGACTTGATTCTGCTGAGTAGTTTCCCATGCCACTATCAGCTATAAAGTAAGGATCTCCCCATATAGTAATACTTGCCATAATTAAATCTGCATTGCTATTTGTTAATGCATAATTAATATTTCTAGCAATTTGTACTTTTGGATCTTCACCTTGAGATGTTCCTGCTGCTCCAATATTTGTGCTTATTGCTTCTTGTTGGACCTGGGTGGTTGCACTAGAAAAATTACCAGTGCCTGAAATATTTTTTTGCGGAATATTAGGTTTAGTTGGACCAAAAGGTTGATCAGCTTTTTCCGTTTTTCTAACAAGCGTATTTAGCCCACCGAAAGGGGTTATAGCACTGTAAAAAGCAGTATTAAATTTAATATCAAAATCTAATACATCATCATTTTTTCCAGTGTAAATGTAATTATATTCTTTTTGTGCTTGCATGGCTAAATTTTTATAGCCTGGATACGCATTACTAACTGGTGCATAATTAGAAATATGTGCTAAAAATTCTGTAACAACAAATACATAGATTAAAGGAAATCTTCCACCCAAGCTTTCTTGCTGTTCATCTGGTACAACGTAAACTTGACTATCTATTCTAAACCAAGGTATTAATCCGTTAGCATCAGGAGTTGCATCTGCTATTTTTAAACCGTACTCGCTTAACAAAATAAGTTCTTCTATCATGTCTTGTATAGTTGTTCCTGATTTAAAAGTAACTACAGTACCATTTTGTTGTATTTGTAATTGCCCTCTTTCAAAAAACCCTGGCTTATCTTCTTTTTCTACAAATTTAGGTCTACCAAAAGGTTGTTTTTTACCTGCTAAGTAATCGTTGACAAGTTTAGCTTGACCTATACTGTTGACATTCGCTTCCGTTTCAGCATAATTCTTTGCTTTACTTCCCTCATCTCCTACTACTCTTGATACACCGACTACTTTTCCTATTTCAGCTTCTGCATCAGAATCAAACTCTGATGCAGAACTGCCTCTGCCAGTTTTATATAATTTAGCAACATCTATTGTTGCACCGCCTCCGCCACCGCTACCCCCTAATATAGTGCTGGCTGTCATCCTTTTATTACCAGTTTCTTTAGGAAATAAAATTACATATTGATCAGCCATTAATGTTTCACCTGCATTTTCACGTTCAGTTTCTCTATTATTAAAATGTGTTGCAATACTCTGTATTCCAGTTTGACATATTTCTAATAATGTTGATCCTTCTACTCTAATATCACTTTTCGATGCCTGAACTTGATCTGTGTAACTTATTTCGTGCCAAGGATGTCCTGAACAAGAATATTGACTTCCACTTTCTGTAACTTTAAAATCAACTTTATTAAATTTTAATGGATACATTCTACGAAGTTTTGTTCCGTCTACTCTGTCACCATTAATATCCCAACCTACAAAATCAATCGTAAGTAACCAACATGCAGTTAAATAACTCTTATATCCTGCTTCATTTGCTGCAATTGCTAAAATTTGTAAAAAAGTCCCCATACTGTAAGGTTCTAAAATATCAAATGAAACCATTGTTGCATTTGTTTGTTTTGTTTTAATGTTAGGACCAACAATTGACATTATTTCTAAATTATCTACAAAAAATTCGTATTTAAATTCGCCTTCATATGCAAGTGTTGTTTTTTTATCTCCTAAACCCCCACCTGATTTTAATATAACTATACCTGGAGGATTTTTCCTATAGGTCAAATCAGGATTATTTGTTTCGTAAGGAGAAAGACATCCAATGGTAATGATATAATTGTACGATGCAAATTCATTTAACTCATTAGGTAATGCATTAGGAGTATAAGGTCTTTCAAGCTCAGGAGGTGGGGTTACAGTTGGTGTACTAGCGGCACTAGAATTACTTGCAGAACTTTTATTTACGCTATCTACGTTTTCTCCTGGACTCGGAACATATATCATTTTAAATACCTAAAAATTTTCTTAAATTTCGTCCTTTTGGCAAGTATATTTCTAATCCTGCAACCATATCAAAAATTGGATCTTTTAACAAATTCATATTCCGCTGCGAAAATACCCACCATAATTTTTCATTATTATACAAATCAAAAGCAAGTAAATCCGGTCTATGAGTATATTTTTCTTCTACTGTATAAAGATAATCGTCGCTTTCAGCTGGTACTGATCGGATAGATAATATATCTAAATATTGATCATTAACTATCTTAGTAGAGTAATATAAACTTGAAGAATTATATTTTATTGCCATTATAAATATCCTACATTACCGCCAACATAGCCGCCTGAAACAAATTTATCTAATGAGAATTCTTCTACGGCCGCCCTACTGTAAACCGGAGTAACAGTTACAGAAACATTTGATCTTGTAGGTACATATGTACCGTCATCACTATATAAAGGTTTTACATATATATAATCAACATCCTGAGGTAAATCTATATTAAAGTTTGTAATAACTACAGGAACATTCTTAAAAATATGAGTTCCGTACCCATTTAATTTAACTATAACCGGTGGAGCACCAGCATTCGATGTTTCACCATATGCCATTTTTGTAACGCTTCTTAAATAATGCATAGAAGAAATCCAATATTCACCTTCTAAAGATTTTGTAACAGTAAAAGGCGAAGTTATTGTAATATTTTCTGTATTAGAGTTTTGATATCCATAAAAAGTATAATTACTATGAATTGGCCTAACAGTATTGTAAGAAGCAGTATTGCTAAACATAATTGTAGGTGTATAAGGAAATACAAAACCTCCTGATACTGTTAATGTATCATAAAATATTGGATACTCTTCCCAATCAACAGGTAAACTTAATTTTACCCTCCAATCAATTTTATCTCCTGCAAATGCAGCTACAGCCTCACTTTTTTTTGGTGGCTCTGCATCTTTTGGAGGTCCAATTCCAAAAGCTGATGATATAGCAACTTTTGCTTTGCCGAATTCAGATCCAATTGTTGCTTGAATATTATCAATTGGGGATTTTCCTTCTTGTCCTTCTCTTTTACTTGAGAAAGTTTGTGAAATTTGTGCAAAAAAACCAGACATTTTTTATCCTTAAATATTATTATTAATATTTATTGACTTATTTAAATACATATATTATAATAATAATTATAATTGGAGTTTTATGAGAAAAGCAAATTATCTTAATAACAAAGACATTTTACAAGAGATACATCTTAGTAAAAATAGCTTTTGCAGCTTTATAGATAAGTCATACCATCAATATGACGATATTTTAATGTCAATAAATCAAATTAACAATAATACTATAGAATCTGCTAAAGAAAATAAAATTAAAAGACTAACATTAGAAAACAAATCATTAACATTAACCACAAACGACATAAAAAAAAGTGATATAATATTTAGAATAATGACGTTTGACCATATTCCTGATGACCCTTCAAGGAAAAAGAATCCAAAAAGTATAGCAGATACAAAAGTAAAGATAAATTTTCCTCCTTTTCAACATTGGAAATTTAATGACAACAATGAACTAACTTGTGTAGGGAAAAGTCATTGGAAGGGAGATGTAGATACTGGCATTTTCTGTATGACTCATGGCATTGCTACAGACAAACTAGCACTGATGTGGATGAAATTGTGCGAAAGATATGCTACACGTGGTAATGTAAGAGGATATACTTACAATGATGAAATGAGAGGGCAAGCAATATTACAACTTGCACAGATTGGTTTACAATTTGACGAATCAAAAAGTCAAAAT